GGTATCGAGGGTCACCCAATGTTTGTAGGATTTTACGGGCAGCAATTTGAGCTATTTCTTCAAAACAATGACTTGATAAGTCTGACCACAATGTAGTGTAAGACAAATAAGTTAAATCTATTGAAGTTGTTACAGATAATCCTAATACTTTTAAAAAACCACCTTCTTCATAAATAACAGGGTTGTTAGCGTCTGCTTTATTAAAAGGGTCGTTAGTATAAGATGAATAATCTGATATTTGTATTATTTTTACATTAGTACTTGGAGTATTTGTTAATCTTGCCGACAACAATCTATAGTAATCCTCTGTTAAAGAACTTAGCTCTATAGTGAAAGGTGTCGCTAATGAGACTGTTTGTGTAACTACAAGTTTTTCTAACTTATCTCTTGCATCTTGACTAGATTCAAATATAGTGTAATACTGTTGTAAAAATTCATCAGTAGCCATTTCAGTGTACATAAGTAATTGAGTATCAGAAAAATACGCTGTATCTTCTCTGTCTACAATTTGTCTTATCCGTGGATAAATGTCTGAACCAATAGCTATTGACATTTGTTATACTTTTTCTTTTGTTTTACTTTTAGCTTTTGGAGTTTCACCTCTTAAATCATGTTTAATCAAAGCAAAGATGTCTTTGTTGTCTTTTAACCAAACAATAACTTGTTCTTCGTTAGTTCCAATAGCTTGTTTTCCGTACATAAAAGTACTGTTTTTATAACTAAGATTTTTTGACTTTAAAGCGTCTAGAATAAATACTCTATAATCTTTTTCAGGGTCAAAATGTGTTTCCATAAATTTTTCTGGAGATTCTTGCGCTACTTTAATAATGTGTGCTCTTAATACATCAGTATTAGAATTCATATTCATTTTATGTAATTTTGCAAAATCCATTACATCTTTAATATTCATTTTAGCAGCCTCTATAACAGCCTGTGCTGAATCTAAAGTCTTTTTTGTGTCCATTTGTTCTTTTTGTACTAAATCTACTCTAGTCCAATCAGCTTGAATAGTTGGATGCTCTTGTAGCCATTCATCTACTAACCTATCATTCTCTATTGTTTTATTTAAAACAAAAGATGCGCTATTTATAGTATAATCTATTTCTAATCCATTTACGTCAACAAGCTGTATAATTTTACCATGTTTATTCTTATAATTACCTTTCAAGGAAAAGTTTCTTAATTTTGGATACCTGTTGTGAGTGTACGTAATAATGTTTTTAATTGTCTCCATTTTCTTGCTTTTTTTAAAATTTATCGGTTAAAAAAAACCACCCACGCGTGAGCGTGGATGATTATTGTAATTTACATATTATAGTACTAAACCTAGTGGCTTAATAATACCACATGATTGTGGGTTACGAATAATAACACCAGATTCAGATAAGATATGACATTCAAAAGTATCATTACCGTTTGCAGCTGCCATAGAAGCAGGGTCATTAGGGTTAATCATACCAGGTACATATTTCTTTACAAAGTTTCTATTGTATCCTTCAGCGCCTTTAGCGATAAGTTCTACGTTAGCAACTCCATCTTGAACTGACATATCCATAAATACCATTAAGCCAGATAATCCTGCTGAAGCAAATGCGCTAGTTCCAATACCTGTTACGGTAGCAGAAATATTCGGGTCATCAAAACATGGGTTATGAACTAAAGTAATTTTATTACCTAAAGCCATGTATGAAGTAAAATTAGCTCCTACCTCTACAGAATCACCGCTTTTATCAGCAATCAAAGCAGCAGCTGAACCAGCATTTGTTAAGTGTGTAACCATTGCTTTTTGGAAATTAATCATACCTTGCATACCAGTAAAACAAACATACTCATTACCAGTTACCTTTAGTGAACTAAGAGATAAAGTACCAATAAAGTTTAGTAATTCACCTTCTGTTATAGCTACTGCGCCAGATTCAAATTGATTAGCAGCAGCAATTTGTGCTATAATACCATCACCCATTGAAGGTAAGGCTGCATCAAGTAAACCACCTTGGTCACCAGGGTAAGATAAAGTCGAGTTTCTTGTAGATTTACCAAACCATCGGTTTAGCTCTAACTCATACATAAACTGGTCAGTCATTTGTTGCTCTTTGGTAAAGTACCATAATCTGTGACCATTGTGTTCTACCCAAGTAACATCGTGTAAATCAATACCATTGATTTTACATCTTCTACGAGATAAGGTTAAATGATTACGATGAGTTTCTGGATAAGCATATCCTTCACCTACTGAATCACCATCAGAACCTTGGTTGAAAGCGTTACCAACTACACCAACAATATCACCATCAGAATAAGTAGCTTCAGCTTTAGCTTCAATAGGCTCAAAAGTTACTGTTTTGTGGTCAGTATCTAGAGCGCTTACACCTGTAACAAATGCAGTAGCACCATTTTTAAAACGAATAATATCATTTGTTTGAATCATGCAAGTTTCAGTAGCATCATCTTTGATGTCTATTGTATCTGCTGTACCGACTGCGAATGTAGCTGTTTTGTCTGTGTCGATTTTTGCTGGAGCTTTGTAACGATTCATTACTTTCCACTCAAAAGTGTCTCCACCAATTACTTTTTCACTAGCACCGAAACCAAGTCGTTCTAGTAAGTACGTCATAGAGTAGCGAGGATACAATTCAATAATTTTCTTCGCAATTTCAGGGTACTTTAACATGTTTGCAACCAAAGAGTTTTCTGTAGTGTTATACTCAGGGTTGTATTTAGCATTATAAACCTTCATTTTTTCTTAATTTTTTATATTAATTATTAATTTATTTATTTAGTTATTAACTTAAAAAAGCTTTAGCGTCGAACCCATCGGACTTTGTCTCGAATGAATTACTACTACGTGCATTTTTGCTAGGAGCTGTAATATTGTCTAGGATAGATGATTTACCTTGTTCGACACCACGTGTCTTCATCATTTTAAAAATCTTGTCCTTGTTTTTCCAAAGAAACGCAGCCTCTGCAACATTGGCATGAGTGTCAAATATTTCTTTAGAAAAATCTCCTTTTGTTATATAACTATATAATTCTTTTTTATCTTGAACAGATACTTTACCACCAAAAAAATCTTTTTTAGTTTTTATGTGGTTTTGTAAATCTTTACGAGCTTTTTCTTGTGTAGATTTTAGCTCACGTTCAGTTTTTACTTTTTCTTCTTTTAATTTTGCTCTTTCAGACCCAATGTACTTTTGCAACTGTGTTCTAATTTGTGTTGCTTCACGCTTCATTAAGCCTGCGTCTTGCAATCTTGTCAAAGTGTCTTCTATGTAGTCTTCATCATGATTAGCAGCTTTTAAATCAGCTCTAACTAAATCTACATCATCGTTTTTAAGAAATTCTTGCAAGTTAGTTATAGTATCATTATCCTGAATAGGATTTTCTATCATATCTTTAACTTGAGCTACGAATTCTTCTTTTGTCTTAGCTTCAACGCCAATTTCTTGACTTACTTCGTTCCAATTAAATTCTGTTGTAGGTGATTCAATCGAATCCCAATCTTCTTCTTCAACTGGTTTAGCTTCTTCAGCAGCTTGCTCTTCTGCAACAGGTTTTTCTTCAACTTTGATTTCATCCCAATCAAAATCATTTGATACTTCTGTTTTTTCTTCTGCTTCAACACTTGTTGCTTCTACAGGTTTTTCATTTGTAACTTGTTCGTTTTCAGCTACTTGTAAAGTAGATTCTTCTTGTAAGTTATTAACCTCTTTAGCTACTTCTGACGAAACAAAAGCAGACGCATCGAAAGAGTTGTCTTGCTTTTCTGTTTCTAATTGCTCGATAATATTGTTTTCGCTTGCCATGTTTTGCTTTTTTTGTTATTGCAAATATATAAATAATTTATTTATTCAAATTTGACTGAGATACTCTTCTTGCTTGATTTTCATTTAGTTGGTCTTGTAAATCAGCTTTACTTGTCTCAACTATCAATTTATTTTTTTCTTTCATAGTATCAGAATTAACTTTTTGTTCTGATTGTATTTCAGCTACTTCTATTCTTGAATCTGCTGCAATCTGTGCTATTTTAATTCTGTTATCTAATTCTGATTGTTTTTCTTTCATTTCTTCTTGCTTAATTTGCATTTGTTGCTGCTGCATCATTTCTTGTTGTTGAGCTTGCTGGTCTTGCATTTGTTTTTGCATGTCTTTCATGCTTTCTAAGCCACGTTCAAGTACTGCTTCAGCTTCTGATAAGCTTTCTGATTTAAGAACCTTGATAGCGTCTAATAATGTAAGGTTACCACTTTGCACGGCTGAAGATGACATCTCTTGTACCATTTTTCTCATTGCATCATCTTTTCCAGAGTCTCCTAAGAAAATACCATAATCATTTAACGCAATGTCAGGCAACACGTTTAAAAATTTATATCCACCATCACCCAATACATAACCTGCTTTTTTTCCATTACTCCAACAAACTTTCATTAAGTTGCAAACTCGTTCAAACACCATTTTTTTAACTTCATTGTGCTGAAAGAACCAACCTTTAGTAGATAAAGATGATTGTACTACTGAACGTTGTACATTTCCTACGTACTCATATTGAGATATAGCACCTTCTCTTTGTGGTGATACCCCAGAAATTTGTCCTGCAGTTTGTTCTAGCATTAATTTAAGATTAATTAATTGCTGTACAGAACTAGACAATGTAAAATCTACTTGTTGAAATTGATTAAACTTTGTAGCTTCTTGACCTTCCTGCATACTGTTAATAGGTATAACACCGTCAGTTTTAAGGTGATACATAACAGTTTGCATGTCCATACCTATATTTGTAGGTAACTGAGCAACATCATATATAACAGCTTTACCACCTGCTCTAGCAAGAGTTAGCTCTATATGATAATGTACTATATTATAAAGCATTTGTGTGTGACGTAGTAAATCTGTTAAAGATTTAGAGCTTCCTGTAGTGTGGTTGTGAACACAACCCACAAAAGAAAGTGGTGTAGAACCTGCGTCATCCACAGAGCGAACTTGGTTAGGCCTTCTGCGACATTGCACATAAACTTGACCACCAATCTCTGTAGCTTCCCAAATATCATCAACATATAAGTTTTCAATTTTTTCGTTTTTACGAGGCTTGTAATTGTCAGTAACAATTTTTTTAAATGGATTGTTTTTGTCGTGTTTGTTTTCTGAAACTTTAAATTTAAGTTGTTTTATAGACTTCCACTCACATGTAACAATTCTAATTCTAACTCCTTTATTCTGAGAGTAATCTACCCATTCAAACTCACTATTCCAATTAGATAAACCTTCGTGACTACTAACTTCTTTTAACTCTTCAAGTTTTTGTATATCCTCTTGCTTAAGGTCTTCTCTAAACTCATCAATAGTCTCATTAATCGTAAGCCATCTTTCTTCTGCAACCCATTGTGCATCTTCTAAATAATCTGTTTGTACTGTTTTATCCCAAATTAATGTTCTTGGGTCAATACGTCTTACGTATGGGTCACCGTTTTTTACGTAAACCTTATAAAATACTTTACCTGTTACAAGAAAGTCACGCAGACCATCTCTAAACATGTCTTTCATTCTGTATTTTTCTATAAGATAGTCTAAACCGTCTTGACAAACTTCTTCTATAAGTTCTTTATACTCATAACGCATAAATTCATCTATGTCGTCTGGTATAGGAAAGTTATCATTTTCTGTTTGTGCCTTAACGCCAAATTTTTGTTCGAACTCGTCTTTGACTTCTTTTAGTAGTTCATTAGCAACTAATGATACTTTAAAGTTTTGCTTACGTATTGCAGCTTTTTTATTTATAGACTTAACTTTTTTATCTAACGGTCTGTCTGCATCTTCATTTACTAATAAATCAATTTTAGTAGATATTAACGGAAAATTAGCCATTTGTGCTGGGTATGGTATTCCGTATTGGTCAGTTATATATTCATAATCTTTAGCATTAATAAAACCATTATATAGATTATAATTAAGAATGTCTTTATCTCGACTTGACATAGAATTTTCATGTCCAGAACTTGTAGCGCCTACGTATTTTGTTATTGCCTTTAAGTTTTGCTTACACCATTCTAAATCTTTTTCGCTGTCAGATATTGCTTGCCGTGGAAATGAATAATTTTTAACTGCCATTTTATTTTTGTTTGTAAGGTACTAATCTACCGTTTTCCCTTTTGTAATAAACGAACCCTAAGTTTTTCTGTTCAGATTCCCCAAATTTAACACTTTTTTCGAATATGTCTATGTCATGTATCAAACACAGCCCAAAAGCTATTACACGGTCTGTATTGCGTACTCTGTAGTTTGCTAATTCGTCTAGTAAATCTATAAAATATATATCTTCACAATTTTCTTCTACATACTTTTGTAAATATTGCTCCATTACTGCTTTTGTATGTTTATTCATTTGAATACCATACCTATTTCTATTAACAGTTTTTGGAGAATGCGCTGCAGTAGGTCTTTCCTTTAAATATTTTAAACCACCCATTCTTTTAAAATAATCAATAATACCAATTTTTGTAAACTCTATTAGCATTTGTGAATTATAGTACACAGCAAGTTTAAGACAACCATCCCAAAACTCTTCTGCAGTTTTTGGTCTTTCTGTGTATTCAGCTACTACGTAGTTACTTGGCATGTCTGTACTATAGAATCTTCTATATATTATAGCTGAACCTAATGAGTCAGTAGATGCTTGGTCTTGGTCATATGAATCAATACCGCCTATATCTAAACCTTTGTAACCTAATTGTGGGTGTGCTAAAATTCTATATGGACCATCTCTGTCTGGAATCCATGTAACATTCATGCCTTCGTCTTGCCATTCTAAATACCCTTTTTGTATTTGATTTGTTAAGTCACTGCTAGACAGTATGTTACTTCTTTGGTCGTTTATTTTAGCAACATTAAACATAGAAGATTTAGTTTGCAAGAATGCTTCTTCTACCGTTAAAGGATAATTTTGTATATGAAGATTAAAACCTTTTTGATTGTCAGATGATTTTAATTGGTCTCGCTCTTTCATAAGTTTAGCTTGAGCGTTGACTTCGTCTGATATACCTGTTTTAGTATCAAAAAAACCATGATAACATTTTGTAGCAGGAATAAACATAGGTAGTAGATTAAATGCATCAGCGTTGTAATACATATCCATAAAATCTTTAGATGATGTTTCTATATCACCACCTGTTCCACCAATAATAGGTACACCAAATTGCACATCACCATCCATGAAACATGCTTTAGATGACATGTATGCATTTAGAAGCTCTTTAAACTCACCTGCTTCTTCAAATACCATAACAGATAAACGCTCACCCTTAAATACTTCTGGGTTGCTCATTGTACGGCAATGTATAACAGACTGAAAACCACCTACTTCCCATTTACCTTCTCTGTTTTTTGACTTATAACCAGAACGTATAACTTCGTCTTGGTCTTTTAATACAGAATGTCTAAATATATTAGTTTGATTGTATAGCCCTTTTTTTACTTTTTGAAAGAAAGAGTCTGCTGTTACCTGTAACCCAGCTGCTATACCTACTTCGTTATGAGGATAAAATGTATATTCTTGCGCTAACATACCAGAGTTCATATAAGAGAACCCCTTATCCCTAGCCTTAATAACAATCATACCCTTACCTTCGTCTTTACAAGTCTCGAATAGATTAAAGTACTCTCTATCCATATCTCGATACCATGGTGCTATAAGAGATTTTCTACCACCTTTCTCGCCAGAGTTACCAAGTATTTTATAGAAATTAAGATAATAGTAATGTTTACCTGATATGGCATCCATACCTTTAGGTTTGTAACCGTTTTTACATCTTTCAATTTGCTCATCCCAAAACTCTCTATACATAACACTTTCAGGATTTACGTCTGGTATTCCTTCGTGTATTATAGGAGCATACTTTTTTATGTTACCCATTCTTATTTAAAACTGATTGTTTTTTCTCTAAGTAGTTTAGCTCTCCATCACCAGATATTTTTGTACGTGAACCTCTTCTTTCAATAGCATCTAATAGTTTTTGTCTAGTAGCTAGTACCTTATCAACACCTATCATTATCTTCTGCCAATCTATAGCATTATCTTCATCAATACTTACTTGCTTCATCAGTTCTGTATACTGATTTATCTTTTCATTAAAAGCAAGTAGTTGCGCATCTAAGGGGTCAAACTGTAAAGCCTTGTACGCTTTAATTGCGTCAGCAATTTTTTTATTTTTTACACCCTTCCAATCATAATCATTAAACACTACACTACTTATCATACGTGTGCGTTCCGTATCTGTAAAGTGTCTGTAAATACTATCGTAGTCACAAAACAGTGCAACGTATAGCATTCCTTTTTTCCCTAAACTCTTGGTATCTAGTACTGCTCTAAATTCTTCGACAGCATTAATACTGTCATCCATTATTACACTACCAGTCTTGTCTAAATTTACTAAGTACATTATATGTGTTTGGTTAGTTTGGTACGCATAAGCATAGTTGGTGGAACTAAAGTTTCAAATTCTTCTTCGATAAAATTTCCATCTTCGTCACGAAATTTACAAGTATGGTTAATAATACTACCACCTTGTAACAAATATTCGTTTTCTATTATGTTAAAGCCTAAATCTAAATAATTAGTAATAATATCATCCTCGTCAATACTGAAATACTTATCTCCCATATTAACATATCCTGCTATATCACCATCAGACTTCTCTCTTATGATTCCAAATTTGGTTCTTATCATCTCTGTCATACTTCAAATATACAAAAAAAATAAAGGGCAGCAATGCTACCCTCTATAAACAACAAACAGTTAAGTATGAACCAAACACATACTACTGCAAATATATAAAATTATTTCATTATTAATTATACTGTCTGTAAGAAGATTTATTAGGCTTTACGTATCCACCTTTTTTGTATTTAATAAGTGAACCCATTCCAGAAGCTTTACGTTTACTGTTTAGAGATTTTACAGCTTCATAACCAGCGTAAGCTGGTCCACCTAAAACTGTTTTAATATTTTTTTTTACAGACCTTGCAAACTTACCTAATTTAGTATCAGGATGTAATGCAGGTTTTTTATTTTTTGATTTTTTTGTCATGTCTTAAACAATTAATCGAATTGCACTAATCCACCTTGCTTGTAATTTCTTACGCCAGCTTGCTTTAACGTTTTGAAGCCTTCTTGTCTCTTCTGACCTTTTTTGATTACTTTAGCAGCTCTTCTTTCAGAAATGTTTTTAGTGCTAGTTTTAGTTTTGGTAGGTGCACCATATTTTTTTACACCTTTTTGTTTAGTCTTAGTTTTAGTTAAGCTATAACCTGTCTTAGTAGGCTTTACCTCTTTTGTTTTAGTAACTTTCGTGCTGTCTTTACCTTTATTGTAACGACGCATGGTACTAGACTCTTTTGTAGTAGTTGTTGTACCACCTTTTTGTGTAGTATAACCCTTTACTCTATCTCTTGCATTTGATACTACAGCAGATACTTTTCTTGCAGCTTTTTTTAACTTGTTAGGCATAATTTTTTTTTTAATTATTTTATTCTTCAAATATACTGAAAAAATTTTTTATGTTTTTTTGAGTGTGGATGTTATATGATATATGCCCCCCAACCAAACAAAACTTTTGAACCACCCCCCAAACTTCAGAGTCTTTTGTCTTTTACAACTAAATTTATTTATTATGTTAAAACAAACAGTAAGTGACTTCATCACAGCTTTACATTTTTGTGAAGCACATGAACAAGAGTTCCAACAAGCGTTAGCACAATGTGCTGACGAGTATGAAGAAGAAATAATCACTGAAAATTGGTGTGCATTTCATCCTAAAGAAGAGTTGCTATTTAGAGGTTATTCTAAACGAGTAGCTAGTCTAGCATACAAGCTGTGGGCTTGGGCTAGGTTGTAATCATTAGGGGGCGAGAGCTCCTTAGTGAT